TACAATATGTAAGGCAATTAGCGTGGCTTGGTTCTTACCCGAAAGGCGGAACTGAGTCGCGCCGCCAACGCATGGAGCGGCTTTCAGATGATCCAGATTATGGGTTACCTGAACGTGGTGAGCTTGGCTACTTGATTGATTATCTGTCAGAGATTGGCCACGACTTTAATTCATGGCATGAGCTAAAAGCATGGCGTGATTTAATGCAGATTGATTTGACACAGTTTGAGATTAGAGCATTACGCACATTGTCCAGCGCTTACGTTTTAGAGTGCAGCAGAGCAAACGGCACTGATTGCGCTTCGCCGGTGTTTAATGAGCCAGAACCTGATAGCGTGGTGGAAAAAGTAAAAACATTATTTTCGTTTCTAAGGAGTCCTGAAAATGGCAACTGATATCGTCAACATTGTAGGGCTTGCAGTAGATAGCAGGAGCGTTAAAGAAGGCACAAAGTCGCTTGACGGACTTGGAAAGCAGGCTGGTAAAACCGAGAAAGCAACCGACAAGATGAGCGCATCATTAAAACGGTCGGCTGTTGCGATGGGCGCAATGGCTACAGCAGCGGCGGCGCTTGCTGCAACCAAGCTGCTAAACGTAGCGCGTAGCTTCGATGTGATGAACGCGTCATTGGTTACAGTTACAGGCTCAACCGAAGCGGCAGCGAAGGCATTTAGCAAGATTGAGCAATTCGCAGCGACCACACCATTTGACTTGGAGCAGGTAGCCAACGCATTTATTAAGATGAAGGCTTTAGGACTTGATCCGTCAGAGCGCGCATTGACAGACTACGGCAACACTGCAAGCGCGATGGGCAAAAGCCTGAATCAAATGATTGAAGCTGTTGCGGACGCGGCTACGGGTGAATTTGAAAGAATTAAAGAGTTCGGAATAAAAGCCAGTTCGCAGGGTGACAGGGTTAAGTTTACATTCCGAGGTGTGACCACTGAGATCGGCAAAAACTCTGCTGAAATCGAACGCTTCTTGATGAATATTGGCGAGGTGGATTTTGCTGGCGCTATGGAGCAACGCGCTAACTCACTTGATGGAGCGCTTTCAAACTTGTCAGATTCATGGGACGGCCTGTTCCGCACTATCGCGCAGTCCGGTGCATCTGCTATATTCAAAGACCTTGCGCTTCAATTATCAGCAGCGGCAGAGGGTGCAAATACACTTATCAAGGTGCTGTCAAACGCAGATGAACAGAGTGCGTTAGCGATCCAGATTCAGGACACGGAATCGGAAGTTCGCAAGATTCGCAAGTCTATCAAAGAATTTGAGACTGGTGATGTCAGTATATGGGAGAAGATTTTCGGCACTGCTGCAAAAGATCCAGTTGTTGAGCTAAACAACAAACTTGCCGAGCTTGACGGTAAATTAGTCGGATTGCGCAAGCGCAGGCAGGCACTGCTTGAAACTCCAGCAGAGACATCCGCATTGGCAGCGGCATCAGGTGATCCGCAAGGTGGCGCAACAGCAAAAACACAAGATGAAATCCTAAACACCATCGAGATACAGATGGGCCAAGAAAACGCGATAAAAATCCAGAAGATTCAGGAATACTACACCCGCAAAAACGAAATAGAATCATTTGCTGCATTGAATGAAGAAGAGCGACTGGTGTTCAATCGCGAACGCGAATTGGCAGCCTTTGAAGAGCGTCGCGCATTCTTGGAAGATCAGGGTTTCACCGAGCTTGAAATTAAGAATGTTGTTCGTGAATCTGAGTTGCTTGCAACTATGAACTTCGAGCAGAGAAAAGCAGCAATCGAAGATAGAGCAGAAGCAGAAAAGCGCCGCAAAATGTCAGAAGGTCAGAAATTCGCGCAGGCTATCTCAGATGGTGACTATAAACAAGCGATAACATCAGCTAAAAAGATGTCGGCAGGTTTAGCACGCGAGAATAAAATAGCGTTTGAAGCAAATAAGATTGCCACCATTGCGCAGATTGCGATCGATGGCTTCGAAGCAACTTCGAAGGCTTACAAATGGGGAACCACCCTCGGTGGCCCCATCGGCGGTGCAGCGGCTGCGGCAGCTACAGCGGGTTGGTATATGGCACAAGCGCAAGCAGCGGCATCCGCATCATTCGGAGGTGGTGCAGGCGCTCCACCATCTGCGGGCGGCACAGCTGGCGGCGTACCATCTCAACAGATTGCGCAGGCTCCGGCACCAGTACAGCCGCAACAGCAGCAGGCGCAAACGGTGATCAACCTGAACGGTACGTTTGTTGATACGCAGGCTTTCATTAACGATGGCTTACTGCCAAGCCTGTCCGATTCAATCAACAATTCAGCAGTGACATTTATTGACCCGCAATCAGCACAGGGTCAGCTATTGGCGGGCGCATAACATGCAGACATTCACAAACGCATACTTAGCAAACGTAACATCAACATCCATGCAGCCGGTGTATATTGCCGAGTTTGTCATGGGCAAAGATGGTAAACATGGGGTTGAGGGAGTGGATGATTTCTATGTAGGCACTGTTGATATCGCAGAGATTCCAGATTTCCCTTATCCAGATCGTTACATGCCTTATTTACGGCATGATACCATTTCCACAATCACAGAGCGATTTGATGAGCGCAATGGCACGTCATCCATCGGCACGCTGAAATTTAGTGTACTGGATAAAGACGAATCATTTTCGAAGTTGTTACGTCGTGCAGAAGCTGACACAAACGAAAGCGTCAGACGGCAACGTGTTGAGCTTTATGCACTGTTCGCTGGTGCCACATGGGCTGACAGAACGAAAGTCCGTGTGCTTAACCAGAGTTCGACCGCACGCGATCTGAAAAACGAATCAATAACGATCACGGCAATGTCAGTGCTCAAGCGCATGCAGAAAAAGCTATTTATTCCAAAGGCGACAACATTGGGCGCGGCTGTTGCTGCAACTGGTGCGGTTTCTGTGACCCTGGTTGATGCTGCTGAGTTTACGAACCCAGTAATACATTCCACGTTCAATGGCGGCGCGGCTGTTGGCTTTATCAAGATCAATGACGAAATAATGATGTGGACCAGCAAGGCAGGCAACGTGTTGACAGTACCGGCAGCAGGTCGCGCTATGTTTGGCACGTTTGAGGCGGCGCATGCTCTGGATGATGATGTTTCAGAAGTGGCAGTCATGAAAGGTAACCCGTTTTATATTGGCCTTACGTTTATGACATCCGGCAACGGTGCAGTGAATCAATATGACATTCTGCCAGTGCATTGGGGTATGGCTCTTGATTTGACTGACACGCCAACATCTGAGGACATTGATTTGACCACATGGAATAACGTGGGTGCGAACCTTGCAGGATATGTTGCAGGACAGCGCGAATCAGGGATCGAGCGCGAGTTTGTTTTTTCATCACCGATTGAAGGCAAAACACTACTTGAAAAACATATCTTGGTTTCATCTGGTGCTTTTGGCCGGACGCTTGGCAGTGGGCTCTACTCAATCAAGGCGCTGGACAGAACGCCTAACCCACCAATTGACCAATACACAAACAAACTACGCAAAGCCGATGTTGCGGTACTGCTGACCGATGACGACATAGTGAAGATGACCAGTCTCAAGCGGTTAGATAATGAGCTTTCAACATCAATGCGCATCAACTATTACCCAACGCCAAGGGATAGCAAAAACTATACGCGGCATGCTCAATTCCACGACGTGGTATCAGCAAAGCGGCATGGGGCGGACGGTAAATTTGTAGATATGAACGTGTTAGGCATGATGGCCGACGCGACTACTACGCAGAATATCTTTACCACATTCACAGCAGGTCAATCACGACGCTCATCACCACCGACTGAATGCGTATGCGAGCTACTGCCAAAACATCACGGCATAGAGGTTGGTGATATTGTAGGCATTGACTCAAACGTGCCGGACGTGATGGTTGAGTGGCGCACTTGGTCAACATGGCTATCCGATTGGCAGATAGAAACACCAGCGGCGACAACGTTCAATGTGAACGAAGGTGATCGTTTGCTGACATCTGATAATCTTATTTATGTATGCGTTGGGGCTGGTGTCACCGGCACTGCTGAGCCAACATGGGGCGCGAATACTGTCACAGATGGTACGGCTTTATGGTACAAGTTTGACGGGCATCTAAGCCGCGCTTTTGAAGTAAAATCAGTATCTTGGAACATTAAGACAGGCAATCCAACAATCAGCGCTATTTCGCAGCCTGAGAAGCCGTCGTTTTATCAACCATCGGTTACAGCGGGCGGCGTTGCAGCGTATCGATTTGCAGAATCAGCTTATCAAATTGGCACCAACATCAATACGCTGTCGCAGTTTACGATTACGGGAGACGCAACGTTAGGCTATACAGCGACACAAAATGCAGCGGTTACATTGGCAGGCGATTACTTCTTTCGCGGTGATATTGTACTGAATAACACTGTCACACTGTCAGCTAACACCCGCCTATTTTTTGCATCAGACGGGACAACTGCAATCGGTACACTGACAGCGACTAGCGCATGCTCTATTAACGGCACGGGTGGTGGGCTTGCAGGTGGCGCTGGTGGTACCCCAGACGCTTATGTTACGACAACTGGATGGAAAGGCACGATTGCAAACGTTACACCAGGCACAAGCGGCGGTTATGTTGGGCAAGGTGGATCAGGCGGTAATAATATTTACTCAGGCGGTGCTATGTCAGTCGGCGGCGCTGGCGGCACTGCAACAAACGGCGCAAATGATTTGATCAGGGTGTTAGGTATTGGCGCTAAACCATTCGCTTCCCTGGCTGGTATTCCGGCAACATTGAGCGGTTCCGGTGGCGGATCAGGTGGTGCGATACATTACGGAACGTCAGCCACGGGCGGCAATGGTGGCACAGGTGGCGCTGGGCTTGTGTTGTGTGGTCGTGGTGTTGATATATCTGCTGCACTTATCAATCTGTCAGGCGCGAACGGAACAGTTGGCACAGCAGGTGCAATTGCAGGCAGCGCATCCGGCGGCGGCGGCGGCGGTGGTTCAATTGCTGTATTAGTTGAGCGTGACGCGACATCAACCCAGACCATTTTATATGAGCCTGCACGCATCACAATCAGCGGCGGGCTTGTTGAAGGGCCTATTGGGTGGTATGCTGGCCAGCAGGCTACAGCGGGCGGCTCTGGCACAATTATAGCGCAGGTGTTTTGATGACTCCGAACGGTAAAGGACTGATTGAATTCATAGCAAACGGTGGCGATGCGTCGTCATGCACCACCGACGCTACTGGATACGCAATCGGCTCCAAGATCATACTACTTGCTAACGCAGGAACCGGATTCCTGAAGGCAGGAAAGCGGATCAAGTTTCTCAATGATGACAATTTTTACACTTTGAAATACTCGGTTTCTGACGTGTCAGGTGCTGGACTTGCTACAGGCTCAACCACCGATGCTACAGGTTACGCTATCGGCGCGACTGTCATCACGCTGGCTGCTGGTGGTACTGGATCTGTACAGACTGGCAATATCGTCACTGTTGCAGGCGATACCACTCAATACACTGCATCACTTGGTAACAGCGACGTGTCCACAGGTGGAAGCATTACAATCACACCAGCGCTTACGCAAGCTATCCCAGCAAGTGCAACTGCTATCACTGTGAACAATGCCGCAACGATTGAAATAGGGCTGTTAAACGCTATTCCTGCTGCTACAACTGCAATCTATACAGGCGGCGAATTAAAGCGTGGATGGGGCCATGATGGGTACCTTGATTACTCTGGTGTATTCACTTCTCAGTTGTCGGATAACGTATTTTTAGATTGGTATGACTCCGGTCAAATCGCGCGTTTGTGGCTTGATCAGGGATACACTAATCTGGATTTGAAACATGATGACGTGATCAATCGATCTATTGCAACATCTGGAGTTTCACAAACGCGGGTGTTAAGACAGACTGAGACACCAACCTTTTCAATTGATTATGTATCAGATCAGCGTACAAGCGTGAATGTTTCAGATTATGAGGCTTTCGAGAGCATGTTTGAAACGTTCGCGAAAGGCGGATTAATGGCATGGTTTCCTGATTACCTGAACAATCCGACAGAGTTTTTCTGGTGCACGATGGAAAAACGCGACGATCCAAAGCGTAAAAACGGCATGCATTGGCACGGCTTTAAATTTAACTTGAGAATTGAGGCGGGGACTGCCGTGTCAATTCCGAGTTTTGGATAATAATTATGGCATTTGTTAGCGAACTAAAAGCACTGATTGCACC